ATTTTCTATTTGTATATCCACTTCCACCATCAATTACTTTTATTTCAGAAATTGTATTTTTAGATGTTACTGTTCTGAACGCATGAACACCCTGAGTTCCTGTAGTAAATGAAACTATATTGGCATCGTTATTGTAATCATTTAGAGTTTCAAACAAACTTATAGTAGTATTATTTTCAACCCTTACAAAGTAAGATGAGTTGTTTATAAGAGTGGATGAACCAGAACCAATAACTACTTGTGAATTTCCTTTAGAGTTATATACTACCTCTTCTCCATTGTTTAAATTGTGTTCTTCTAAGAAAGAAATGCTATTTCCAGTGGTGCTTATGCCACCACCATTTGTTGTTGCTCTTCCGTTAAAACTTATTTCTCTTGCTCTTTTTCTAATAACTGGTTCCAAAACAGCACCAGATCCATTTCCACCACTAACATCTACAGAAAGAATTTTATCAATATCATAATCTTGTTCATCGACATAAACATTGACAATAGAACCACTAATTACAGGTTGTGCCAACGCATTCGTTGATCCTGAAGAAATAGATATAGTAGGAGGATTTATAACGTCATAATTTTCTCCGCCACTTAAAACATTGAGATCTTGTAAAGGACCATAATAGATCTTATCTAAAGACTTATAATTGTTAATCTCAACACCATTAATTAACATTCCAGTTGTCCCTGGAATTGTTTTTTTACCTGGATTCTTTGTCTGGAGTGGAAATTTTTTAAGAACCTTCTGAACTCCAATCTGATTGAATCTATGATAATATAAAGTAAAGGATTGAGTATCTAAACCCGATTCTGGAACTCTAAATTTTAATGGCGTAGATCCAATAAATGATGGTGAAGAATATAATTTAATTTTTTTATTGTTAGACGAAAGAACCTCAACATAGTAACTTCCTTCTTGCAATCCAATAAGTGGAGTGGAATTTGGTTGATAATAAACTCTATCGCCAGTTACAAATGGAGCATTATCTGCAAAACCTATCGTATCATATTCACCATCAGAATTCTTATTGAATAAATTGTTTACAGAAGATATACTTACCTTTTTAATATTTGCACTTATAGTATATCTGTAATTGTATGGATCATTAAGTGCATCTGATGGTAAGGAATTTGATGCAACATACGCATAATCTTCTCCATCAGAATATAAATTCTGCACATCTGATGTAATTAATCCATTCCCATATTCTATTGAAACATTAGAACTACTAGCAGTATTGATTTTTCTTCTTAAATCATATTTTTTTCCAGATTCGGTAGAAAAAGATCCTCCACCAATTTCTACAACATTATCTGAAATAATTTGAATGATTCTTGGATCATCTGTTGCAGATACTAGATTCTCAGTATCTCTCTCAAGAAGTTCTACTCTATCACCAACTTTTAGGCTAGATCTGTCAATATTACTTGCTAAAGTATAATTGCCATCAACACTCAGTACTTTATATCTGGCAGCAGTATTGTAAATCCAAGAGTTTGCAAATATTTGTTTCTGCGTTTTGTTTTGGGGATTTTTGATCAAATCACCAACATTTTTGATGGTAATAATATCACCTTCAGAAACATTGATATTTTTTGATGATGAAGAAAAATCTGATAATACCCCAAGAATTCTAAATTCTACTTTCTTACTAGTATCTCCATTTTCATATCCAAAATACGTATCGTTACTTCTGACTAGTGAATTTTTTGCAATACTTTCAGTTATTCCACTGCAATTCAAAAATTGATTTATTGATTTGCCAGTATATGTAATTGTATTGTTTCCACAAATCAAGGTTCCACTTTCGGAAAATCCTAATGTAGAATCTACAGTAACTACCGAAGATGATATTAAAGAATCGGATGTTGTTTTTGTATTTGGAGTTACAGTAAAATTTCCTAAAATACTTGAAAATTCATCATTACCAACAAAAAGAGATACTTTATAATACTGTTTATTATTTCTATTAAATGGTTCTATTGAAGAAATAGAAGCATTAGTGGAAGAATCTGTTGATTTTGTTATAGTTTGTCCAACCAAATTTTTTGGATTAGAACCAGAAATAATTTCCGCAAGAATAATTTCATTCTTTACATATTCTGCAGAAGACGGTTTAATAAGATATTCTTCCAGATTTACAATATTTGGTGTCTCATTATAGAGAACGTTGAACAAAATTCTGAATGATTCGTTAGTTCCCTTTGCTTTATAAAAAGAATTTACTTCAGATAAGAAATTTCCTACATCCAAATCAGATGTAAATTCCGTTTTTTCTAATCCTGGAGCAATAGTATACTTTAATTTTTGATAAAATTCCTTAAGAAAAAGAGAGCTAAGATTTTGAACAGTCGTGTTTGCAGAGTGTTCTGCTGCAGATGAGGTTGAAAATGTCAGTTCTTCTTGATTTAAATCTTGGTGGTAATTTGTAATACCACTAAATCCACGAACACAACCGGTAAAAGTGCTTCCAGATATTCCTGTGTAAGTGATAATTTCATTATCAATCTTTAAAAGACCATACTTACTTGGAAAACCTTTGGTACTAGAAACAGTAATACTATCCGCACTCGAACTAATACTAGAAGATAGTGTAGTACTATCAACAACTACTTCTGGTGTAAGATTATCTAACCTTAGATATTGATCAAGATTTTCAGCAATATCTATTGGTCCACCTTGATATTCCTGAGATATGTAATATTGTTTTAGAAACTCAGAAGCATTTGGATTTTCATCCAATATAAAACTTGGAAGTTGACTCTCAACAATCTGCTGAACCTTAACTCTAGATTCAAAACCAGTCTGTATCATATTAGTTTCTTGCTAAATTCCCGTTTGAGTAACTTGATGTGTAGTAATCTCTGGTAAACACTTTACCTGTTATTTCATCACCAGAAGCAATTACATCCCTTACCATATTTATTGTACTTTTGGAAACATCAAATGATAGGTAAAGATCTTTCAATCCGATAACATCATTCGATTCTGGGAAAGCCTGAATCTCTATGATTCCATTTTGTTTCGATGTTGAGGTTATATTAATTGTTCCCAATTTAATTTCACCTTTTACATAATCAATTGTCCCCGCATCTTTAATAACAACAACATTACTTCCATCGGCACCGATTTTAATTATTGAAAGAGTTCCAGTTTTTGTAGAAATGTTTGTTGGTCTTGTAAGAAAAACATTTCCAGCATCGGTAGCATTAGTCACATTACTTCCATTTGAGGTAATTGAAGGAGTATCTGTAAGATATACAGTAGAAGTTTCTCCAGAAATATTAAATCCCGTAGATTTGATATTTCGACCTTGTGGATTCACATGGAATTGATTTCCAAAACACAATTCATATTGTGCAAATTGATTTAACGATGCCTTTAGATCTCTTCTAATCCTAACCTTAGTAATATTGGATGTAATTGCAGTATCAGTGGTGTCAATTACTTGGAGAACCTTACTATACTTAAATCTTCCACCAAACCTATTAAGGTCTAGTGATTCAGAATATTTTGTTAAACTATTCATTACTCTGGTTTTTAATGCGTCTGCACTCGAAACTTGAGAATTATTGTAATATACAGAAGAGTCTATCTCAACATAAAGAATTTTGAGGTCAATAATTCTTGGATTAATGCCAGAAACAGTATATTGCTTCAACTGACTTAATATTCTAGATTTGTTAAAATCGGAAACAAAACTACCATTTTTTGGTTTGATGCTCAAAACAACATTTCCATATTCTGGTGGATCTAGTTCCTCTCCACCAACAACTGCAACCGATTCGGTATCTGGATAGATTCTTTTTATGATAGCTTCATAATCTCTAGAAGTAACTGCTCTATTTTGTGCAGAATAAATCTTTGGTGCATAATATTTAATTGAATCAATTGGTTCAATACTGGAACCATTTTGAGATATCTGATTCGTTGTTATTGTTATGCTGCCAGGATTAATCAAAGTATTGGAGGAAGTAACAATACTTCCAGAGAATGAAAATACGCTGGCACCATTACCTTCTTCACCATCAGTAACAACATAATTTGCCGTAATTACTGTACCATCTCCACCAACTTGATCACCAAGTTTCTTTCCAATAATACCATCACCAAATTTTATTTCATATTTTTCATCTTGAACTTCGTGAAGAATATAAACTCTAGAATTTGCATTAGTTTCTAAAATATTATCAATTTCCGAATACTCAATACCCAATCCACTCTCAGAGGTTTTTCTTACATAAACTGAAAGTGTAGAAGTATCGATATAAGGATTGCCTAAAATAAATCTTTGGTCAAGAGATCCATCATAATCAAATCTCTTTGTCAAATACGTCCCCTGATAAACGGATATATTGCTGAATGATGCAATCCCATCTACAACAGGTGCAGTAATACTTTCTGGTATTGAGAAAGTATATGTAGTATCATTTGCACTCCCTACACACACCAGACCCCTCTGTAAGGTCAGTGTAGGAGTATCTTCGCTAGTTGATACCGTAAAGGAAATTACCGCTCTTGCTGCCGTTCTGGAACGAGGTCTATATCCAATGTTTCTTGCTAAAGAAACGACATTTTCACGAAGAGTTGCCGAATCCAAGAAGGATTCATTAACAACCATGTTAGAGTTGAATGCCGTAATATAAGTATTATATGCTAACGTATCAATTAAAACTGAAAAGTTAGATCCCTCAAAATCAAAGTCACTAAAGGTTGAGTTAGCACGAAGATAATCCTTGATTGAGGTCTTTATCTGATCAAAATCTAGATTTGTGAATTTTGTAAACGGCATCTTATCTTGCTGCCTCTAATAGGAACGTATATTCTTGTGTCGGAAATTCCTGCCCAACGATATCAAAGATAACGGTCACATTAAATGAATTTTGGTCTTGTTGAGGATCTACCTCAACAACCACATTATCAACTCTTGGTTCAAAGTTTTCTATTGCAACCAAAATTTGACTTTGAATAACCGATGCAGTACCAAAATCAACAAATTCAAACAAACTATCCCTAACATCAGATCCTAATAAGGAATTAAAAAATCTTTCTGTAGGAATAGTTTCAACAATATTTCTTACAGATCTACGAATCGCATTTTCATTCTTTAAAATTTGCAGATCCTTTGTCACTGGATGTGGAACAAAGGATAAACTGATGTCTTTAAATGATCTGGATATCCTTTGTTCTGCCATTAGACTAGGGTTTTCTTGATTTTATTTATATTTACTCATGCCATCTTTCAACATAATCATCAAAACCATGAGCACCACCACATTGACGCTCTAAACGATCGTCTGGAATTGGGTAAAGTTCCTCATTTTGTGTGGATTTTCTCTGTCTTGATGCTTTTCTGAGATATTTTTCACTTTCTACTTCTGTAATGAGGGTCATTCCTTGCTCAATGAACAAGTTTCCCTTATCAACCTGGTGATGATTTCCCATTTTAGCTCCTGTTTTGTTAAAAACAGAACTTTTAGAGGGGTTGCTATCCCTTATGAGTATTTATTTTACCCAAAAACCCTTCCTTAGATAGTCTTGATCACTGATAAATTGATATCCTTCATAATTTACTTGATCATCACTGTTCCATACAGGAATTGCCTCACTATTTCCAAATCTAAAGTCAGGATTTCTACGAAAATGAACCTCAATTAAATTATTTCCTATAAATTCGCAGTTAATCCACTCATAATTACCTACCAAATTATTTAAAATTGATGGAAATTCTATTTTATACTCAATTTTTTCCCATTTTGACCACTTGTACAGTCCACTTCCATCTTCTCTAGTACCCAAAACAGTTAGATTTTGTTTCTTATTATGATAATCAATACTTATATGATCTCCTTCAAATATTTCGCACCAGAATTCAGATGGATGAAAACGTTCTGTATATTTGTGTATGAGCTCAATACGAGCAAATCGTCCCATACCCAATAAATTCATGCACGGACGAACAATATAAAAGTCGGGTTTGGGAACTGTGGTTCCAGTAGGACCACAAGTATAACCCAATACCCGACTCAATATCAACTTATTATAAACCCAAAGGTCATTCGGATGAATATGATTCCATTCACTATCATCCTGTAGGTACATTACCCTTTACCTTGCCCGCGATATTTCTTACGAGCCTTATTGCGAGAAGACGCTGCATACTTAGTATTCATGCCGCTTCCTTGACGAGTTTTCTTCGGTGCGCCTTCAACATAACCGCCACCTTTACGCA